CACAAGCGTCTGCTCCTGCGTCTCGCCGGTCTCGTCCGTCACCTCGTCAGTGATCTTGACCTGACGCATGCCGTAATAGGCGTGCATCATGTCGATGAGCACCCGCTCGTAGTCCTCCACGAACTGAAAATACGCGATCTTGGTCAGCGCCAGCGGCGCGGCGTTCGCGGTCTGTACCGCAACGATCGCACTGCTGTTCTCGGGGTTCTTGACGTTGCCGAGTGCGGCATCATTCGCACCGGCGACATTTTTCATCGCGTCCGTCATGCTGGACGTAATGCCCGTGGCCTCGGTCGGAATCGGCATCGAGCCTGCAACGCCGGTAAGCGCGTCCTTCACGTCGCCGGTCACGCCGATAGAAGTCGCATCCGGGTCCCATCCCTTGGGGAATTTGTTCCGGTTGTAAACCAGTTTGGGCATGGCGTTGTTGCGCAGCATGAGCGCAAGCGCCGTCCATTGTTTATTGATCTCGATCTGCGTGTTGATGAGCGGTTTGATCTCCATCACGCCGTGATAGCAGTTCTTCCGCGGCTTCCAGCTCATGTACGCGACGGGATAGAGTGTCATTTCCGTCGCCACATCCTGCTCGATCATAAAACGACCGCAGGAGCGGCAGTAGTGTACACGGCCGTCCTCAGACTTCCAGAACCGCACAAGCTCGTTGCCGAGACTGTCGCTGTTATTCTGCTCGTCATCACCCTTGTACAGTCCGTCGGACTCGCCCTCAATACTCTCCCAGTCCTTGCAGCCGAGCCGCTTCGCGTCTTTGCGGATTTCGGATACCGGTCTGCGGCGCACAATGATAAGGTACGGCTGCTCCTGCACGTTCGCATTAGACGGATTTCCGAACAGAATATTTGTGTTCATCACCTGCTCGGCACAAATTTCTCCCTGCACACCGCCCAAACCGGACTGTTTGCTTGCGTCAAAGTAAAAATACAGCGCCGCGTCACCATCCACGCAGGCGTCACGCAGGACCATGTGGTGCTTACTTTTCAGCTTGGTGCGCTCCACCACGCGGTCAATGCTCTGCTCAAGGATTTTCGCCGCATACTCGGCCTGCTCATCCGGAAGGAAAGGCTCAACCTCCTGATCCACATCGTTCGAAACGATCTGCGCAACCTTGTAATGCACGATCGGGTCGAGCACGTTCATCGTGATCGGACGCAGGTTCTTACTCTTGAGTCCTTCCCACTGCTTGCCCTCCACGAAGTTCTCGCACTGCTTGACGTTCTCGTACAACCCAATGCCGGTGTTGTACTGTACGCCCTTCTCATACTCGGCCTGTATCCTATCAGCCGTGAGCGTGATTTTCTGCTCATTCATCGCTCAATTCCTCCTGCCCGTGGGCGGTGCCGTCATAGCGGAGCAGATTGTTGACCTCACGCATAATGCGGCCCTCGGTGCTCAGGCGGTACGCCTGTTCCTTGAGAAATTCCTCTTTCCAGCGCTCTGCGGTCTCCCGCTCGGTGATGAGCGCCTCGTTCAGCTTGCGGCGCTCCTGCTTGAGGCCGTCCACCTCGTTGCGGGCGCTCCACATCGCGCTGATTGCCGCGTCGTGTGCATCCTTGGTGGAGTCGAGTTCTGCCTGCAGCTCCTTGTACTTCCTGCTCTCGGTCTGCAGCTCCTGCCGCAGACGGCAGCCGGTGTCCTCACTCTCCCGCAGGGCGGTCTCCACCTTGGTAATGCGGTCCGCAAGCTGCATGCGCGCCGCCTCCTCAGTATGCAAGCGCTCTTCCATCGTCCGGGCGGTCAGCTGAAAGGATTCCGCTTCCACGGTTTTTTGCCGCAAATCCTCGCCCAAGCGCTTGGCGTTTCGGGTCTGCACAGCAGCCAGAAAAGCACACATCGCCGCAACGGCGCTAATAGCTAAATACATTTCCCATTTCCTCCTCAGTAGTCAGTTCGTTGTACTCTCTGGGTTCGCTGGCCGCGATCGGACGGCCGGCCACAAAGTACCGCAGCATGTCCGCCGGGTGGGTGTACTCGTGCGGATCGTTTGCCACATCATCCGGGTGCTTCTCATCGTGCAGCAGCATCGGCAGGCTCTTGATGGTCTGCGTGCAGTTGGAAAAGAGGATCAGACTCGGCTTGCCGGTGTCCTTACGGACCTTAAGATACTCCTTGAGGTCGAGCCATCCGAGTACGCGGTTGTTTTTCGCCTTTTCCAGATACACACCGCATTCTGCAAAGCGGTCTGCCGCGCTGCGCCCGGTGTCCTGTCTCCGGTTCCAGAGGTCAGGCGGTGCAAAGGTGATCGCATCGCGTTCCAACTCGTCCGAGCGCTTCAGGATGGCGTTAGCCGCGTCAGATAATATAAGTCCATCGTGTCCTTCTCCCAAATCCTTGCCCTCGCAGTATTCCTTGTACAGATACGCGGTGCCGTTCTCATCCACGGCAAACCAACCGACAGCCAGCATATCAAAGCCGTAGTCAAGCGCCTTGTACCGCGTCCAGTGGTCGGGTAT